CTGCCATTATTGAACTACTTTAAAAATTAAGTTTTCGTTTGTATAAATCACTTCTTCTCCAGATTGAAGTATAGTTTTAATCAAAATCTTATAAAATCTATTTACCTCTAGACCGCTAGTATATAAAAAGAAATAATTACTTGTTGTGTCGGCGCTTAATTTTGTATACTCTGTATCGAAATCAACGATTATTTCGTTAGTCTTATAGTCCATCAAAGACCAATAGCTTTGCTCCGGGAGGTATAGTTGATTTAGATATACTGATGAAGTAGTGAATTGTCTTGCAGGATAGGTTGCTCTTACCCCGGTCCTTACTTTATATACTTCGTTTTGCCTGAATTGACCTGGATTATTTTGCAGTACAATTGTGATTTGGTCATTAGTAGCAAGACTCCAGGATCCTGTTGGCCCGTAGACTGCGTCTGCCCATTTAAATTCAATTGTCGGAGGATAGATGGTATGAGTGTCGACTGAAAAGAACTTCAAATCTACAAAGGAAGACGTATTATTCTCTATATAATCCGGGTGCTTAACTATCAAACCGTAATTAGGTATTCCGACAGTAGAGACGACTATGTTATTATCATTCTCCGTAATGATCGGATCGCCTCCTTCTGTTCCTAAGTTATCTACCGGAGTTGCGTAGTTTGTAGGTAGAGGGTATGCAAACCATCCCCCAACTACGTCGGTTATATCCATATTAATGTCCTTATTGGACATGTAATCGAAGAATTGGCTTCCAGAATATAGTGTAATATACGAACTACCTGTTTGTGTCCATAACGGGGAGTTTTGGTACGGTCCTGTATATAACCAGCTTACTCCATTTCTCGATTCAGGTACTTGAGCAAATTGCCCTGTCCCCATAGCCCAGGATTGAGATAATGCAAAGACGTCTAAGGAATAGGTTGTACTTAAATTCTGTGCAGAAGCTAAATAAAGCTTTAAGTTTGCTTTCCAGGACCCGCTGATTGATTCTGATGCGAAAGCCTCCAGTTTTGTGATATCGGCTGTAGAAAATTGAAGTAATGCTCTTCTTATATCCTTATCAGGAAAATAGTATTCTGTAGTATCGTAATTACCGTTTGCAGCTAGATCGTAAGTGTAGTAAGGATTATTGGTTAAGGATTCTCTATAGAGGAATCTAGTACCGTCTTGAGAGTTTTTTGCAGATACTTCTAGAATAGGATCTCGGCCCGTATTTTTTGACGGGTACCTTGAATATACTGTCGAGTCTGCGGATGCAAATATTTGATATACTGCCATGGTTAGAATGTTACTACACGTCCTTGAATATCTGTGTCTGGATATTTAACTTCAAAAATACTTGGATCTAAAGAAGGATAAATAACCCCGTTCAGAGTTGCTCCTGAAATGTCATAACTATATTGAGAATAACCTTGGTTAGTTCCTGCTATATTGTTTATCGATACTTTCTGGACAGTCTGTACTCCTGCAATCTGATCAAGGGCTGTATAGATTTCGGAAAGGATTATCGGTTGATTAATCTGCCAATTTTCTCTTGCAAAGTACGTTCTTAATACACTAAGACATCCAGCAAGTACATCTCTTGATGTATAATTTGGTCTAATGATTACGTCGAAATTAACCTGAATATTTATGATATAGGCAGGTTTTAGGATGATAGTATCTGTAAGCATTCTATATTGCTCAAGATAGGTTTGTATATTTCTTAAAAGAGCAGGCCCTGGAGTTGTAAAAGCTCCTAGTGTATCGTAGCTAAGTAAATAAATTGAAGTTGCTAGAGGATCTCTTTCGCCAGGCTGCCCTACTAAGTACTGAGCAAAGGTAGCAGTATCTTTTGTCACATATGCTTTTGCTACTTGACCGAATTTAGGCGGCATCCCTAATACTGTGCCTAAATAGTCTTGCTGCGTTACTGCGCGCATCTGAGAAGGGAACTGAGCTAAGGTGTTTAACCTGATATCTTCGGGAGTATCGCCATCGCCTCCTCCTACTGCAGGTACGCTGTTGTTAATAGCTAAGGTAGTTCTTATCGTAGCCTCAGTAGTAGGGTTAGTTGGGTTTGGAAATGTGATATTAGAAAATACTATATTAGTTAATTCGTTTACTGCAATATTAGATGTAGCCCCGCCCCCTACTAGGTATTGTACTGATAAATTAGTTTGGAAGGGAGCGACTCCGTAAGAATTATTTGTAACGAAGTTTGTGGGATCGTAAGCGGTATTTAACATATCAATACCGTTCACCGTTCCTATACCTACATTAAAAGGATTTGGAATTGATCCTGAAATTGCTTGTATACCTGCTCCGAATTCTAACTGTAAAATATTATTTGCAGTGAATCTTGAAACAAAGCGGAAAGGTACGTTTTCTTTCTCTAGTACATAAGGTACCTGATTTGCTTCTTGATATAATTGAGGGTAGGCTAAGGCAGTATTAGCTACAGGTTTTAAAATATAGTCCTGTGCTAGATAAGGTACCTCGTACCATCTGTACCCTGTTCTTTGATCAATTACTCTTATGATTTCGATGATATCTGTATCCTGTATTGTTCTTATGGGGAATCTCTGAATAGTTCCGAAATTTAAAACAGCAGTTCTAACTTGACCGGAAATTGCTTGAGTTCTTTTCTTTAATAAGTATGTATTCGGATTACCGCCCGCTGTCGTATATACTGAGATCTCGGTTGGGTCTATTGAAGAGGATAAATTAAAGTCTACTCTATTAGGACAGTAAAAAAAGTTAGAGGTATTGATATTAGATCTTACCTGCATTCCCTCTTCTACGATCATTGCGTAATTAAAATCGGGATCGTAGCCGGAGCCTGAAGCAGGTATTTGCTGGTATACATCTAGGGTTACTATTGCAGCAGACGTAACCTTCGGTCTGTATCCTAACATGTAAGCTAGGGCATAAAGATTGTTTGTTTGCTTTGCGTACTCTAAAAACGTCTCTTGGGTTTGGTTATCTAAGTAAAACGAAAGTACATCTCCTACATAAGACGCCATATCAATAAACATAGTACCAGGCGAGGAGGTAGAAAAGTCGTTATACGAATTAGGATAGTACGTTTTAGCATACTCTACTAGCGCATTCTTAAACGTAGTAAAATCCTTATTTAGATATGTTATATTCTTGTTAGCCATTTAAACTTAGTGTTACAATGTCTGATTCACCTGTATTGTTTATTGTATACGAAAACTGTATTGTTAATAGGTTCTGATTTGGATCTCCACCAAAAGTTAATTGTGTAATTATAACATTAGGAAAATATCTTTCAATACCTGTTCTAATGAGAGAATCTAATTCGTCTAGTGTTTCTCTGGTAATTTGCTCAAATACCTTACTTCTAATATTAGCCCCGAAACTAGGATTGAAAATTCTCTCTCTTTGATCAGTAAGCAAGAAGTTTATAATGTTATACTTCAATTGTTCCCTCGTAGTATAAACTGTTCTAAATACTCCTGGAGCGTCGAAAGGTAAAGCGACTCCAATACCAGTCGAAGGCCTGAGATCAAGAACATTTATATTTCTAAGGTTATATGCCATTATATTTCTCCGTTAGCTTTCATTTTAGCCATGATTCCTGTAAAGTCAGGAACTGCGTTGATTTCTATAGCATCTAGGTTCGAACTCTTTCTTGCTGAAGCAAACATATCTCCCATAGAATCCACTACAGGAACGTCTGCAGTGGTTGCAGAAATATTCCCGAATCCTTCGAAATCTTTTGCAGTCATCGTCATCGCGGTTTCGGCAAGAAGACTGTTGAGGGGATTATTTGCACCGAGAACCGGCGGTACTAATTTAGGGACTTGTTTGTTAAGTGTTCCGATAGCAGGTTGCTTTGGCTTAACTGCTTCAGTTATAGGCTGTTGTGTTCTATTTGCCATAACAGCTTCTTTGAGAATTCCAGCTAGTTCCTCTTGAAAAACAGCTCGAACCTCTTCGCGGATTATTTTTCTAAGTGCATCTAGTTTTGCCATATGTAATAAATATATTTAATTGAATAATTTGAAGTTAACCTCCTCGTTGAAGTTCTAGGATTCTTCGATTTGCGGCAACTATCTTTTTTCTCCTGTCAGCTACTATTGCTACACCTAATGGACCTTGGGTTATCGCTATGGCAATCTGAGCCTGCCATTCTTTTATTTGATCTCTTAAATTAGCTATATCCAGACGTATAGCTTGTTGAATTTGAGTAGCACCTAATGCAGTAAATTTTCCTGTAGTATCTGTTTTTCGAATTTCCGCTGCCGACTCTCTGTAGTTTTTAGCTAATGCCGCTCTTGTTCTTCTCCTTAATCTTCTACCTCCTTTTAGATTATTCACAAATGCATTCAATCCTAATCCTGCATTTTCATCTGTATTATCCGGTAGATCTACAGCTGCAGCATCTATATTCAAATCGTCGTCTAATATATCGTTATTATCTAGGAAGTTGAACGCTTCACTTACAGCAGATAATACGTCGCCGTCAATTGTCCCTAGGTCAGGACCTACTAAACCGAGAGCTACAAGCTTTTGCTTTACTTCTCCTATTATGACATCTGGATTTGTTGCAAAGGTGAGGTCAGATTGAACTATAATAGTTCCGGCTTGATCTAACGCAACACCTCTTCTACGTCTATTTTCGACAGAAACGTCGACTACCTGCTCTTCTAATATTCTTATCTCATAAGCTCCAAAGAGAGTAGTATCCGGGTTTGTCTTAGAATCGTAGCTGATTATATAAGACGAAAGTTCATTGAGGGTTGTATTAAGGCTACTACGAGTCTCTAATAGCTCATTTAAAACATCAGAATCTTTGAAAGCGTCACAAACCTGTAAGTTTAATAGGAGAGTGTCTAGCCTTCTTAATAGTTCATTTGCGTTTACTATTAAATAACGTACAAAGTTTGTGGCAACTCCTAAAAGAGCGTTAATCGACTTTAGTACTCTTACTACTCCATTTGATTCATCTCTTGCAGCATCTTTAGCGTCCTGGATTTTAGTTTGAGCACCAGCAGTACTGAATATTAGAGGGATAGGGAGTATGCCAAAGAAATAGAGTATAAATCTAAATACTCTTATGAAGAGAATAGCCAACTTAATGATAAACTGTCCGGTAGTAATTACTTTCTGAACTTGACTAGCTATTCTTATGAACGATCTTATTCCGTTATTAATCTCCTTTAGAGTAGGTATAATTTTTGTTACATCTACGAATTCATTTAACCGTGAAATTTGACTCCTAATATCTGCGCCTACAAAATTACCTGCTAAGTTGATTGCGCTCTTAAAGTTTAGATTTTGGATAGTTGTACAGACCGATCTCAACCTACCTATCTTAGTCTGCAGAGCAAGGAGTTCAGGAGTAGATATTTGATTAAAATCTGAATACTTATTAACGTCTCCTAAAATATCGTTAACGAAATTTAAATTAGATCCGAGACCGGGAACTTCTCTTAACAGTATTGCATCTTGTGATGTAAAGAGAGATCCCGTAGTATTGGTATTAAAACTAAAAACTTCTCCGATACTCTTCAACAAGTAGTACATGTTGTACTTCTGTACTGCAGTACCTCCTTGTGTTGGCGCATTCGACTGTGTAACGGCTTGTTGAGGGGGAACAGCATTAGGTCCTACGCCTAAATAAGATCCTATAAAAACATTCGGGTAGGCTGTATATTTATCGATTGCTTGAACTACTAACCCTGCTTGATCTTGTAAAGTATAAAAAGCCGTCTGTGTTGTCGTCCAAGTACTTCTTTCAGGTCGAGGCTGTCTTTTTACGTTTATATTATCGTAAGCGTAAGAAACTACATTACATAAGTCGACAGAATTTAAAGCGTCTAACGCATTAAATAAGCCTGATTGAACTAGGCGTTGACCTACTCTCGGTCTTTCAGGTCTTGTAGATACTTCTC